GAAGGCAAAAAGAAGTTTTCTTTCTTCGGAATGTTGGTTGATGGATTAAAAAACTTGGTTGAATTCTTAGGTCCAGTTAAAACCGCAATTCTTGGTGCGATAGGCGCTATTGCTGGATTCTTTGCTCTTAAAGGTCTCTTTGCAACAATTGCGTCTGCATTTGCTGCGTTGAACAATACAATAACAGCTATTGCGTTCGCTATCTCTCCTGTAGCCGCAGGAATTACTGCACTAGTCGGTGTTATTATTGGAATTTTCATTTACATGTATATTAAGTTTGAATCTTTTAGAAACATGGTTAATGATACATTTAAAAAATTCTTTAATTTTCTTAAAGATGGATTTGATGCTCTGAAAAAACCAGTTGTAGATCTTACTCTTGCAATTTTTGATGGAGTAAAATCTATTCTTGTTTCAATCTTTGGGCCAATTGTTAAAGCAATTGGTGGAATTATTTCAGGTCTTATTTGGGCTTTTATGGGCACATTGTCTATTGTTGCTACCGTTCTTGATAAAATTAAAAAACCGGTATTTGATGTTATAGCGTTTATAATTAATTTAACTACATCAGTAGTAAAAATAATAACCACCATTATTACTACAATTTTTGATAAATTCTATGGAGTTATTGGTGGAGCCGTAAAAATTATTGGCGGTGTCTTTGTAGCGCTGTTTAATATATTCAAATCTGTTTTTGGCGCTATATTGGATTTTGCAAAAGGACCATTTGAATGGTTGTCAATTAACGCCCCCAAGATTTTAGAACCAATATCTAAAGTATTTGGAAATATTAAAGATTTTGTCAGCAATATATTTAATAATATTAATTTTGGTGGCATTGTAGATATAATAACAAAACCTTTTAAATTATTCTTTGAAGTAATTAAGAAAATTGCTCAAAGTCCAGTTGTTGATTTCTTCTTAAGATTGGCTGCAATGCTAGGTCTAGTCGCAGCAGTTATTGCTACATGGGGTGTTAAAATTGCTCTTGAATCAATTTGGTGGGTAATTAAACAAGTCGCTGGCTCACTCGCAAATATAGCAATGTTAATTTACAATGTTGTTGTTAAAGCATTTATTTTTATGAAAGATTTGCTTGTTGCTGTATGGAATACAATTTATGCTGTAGTTAAGAAATTTGTTGATTGGTGGCACGAGAATGTTGGGTCTTTGTGGCTACTGATGATATCAGGCGCCGTTCTTGCGTGGGAAGGAATAAAAAAAGTGTGGTCATTCCTTTCGGATGTTTTTGTTAAAATTTGGGATGTCATAAAACAAGCAGCCGCTTTTTGTTGGGATGCTATTAAGGCTTATGTTGATACATGGTGGACTATGATCCAAACAGTTGGGGGTTGGTTAGGTACTGTATTCACTGCTATTTGGGGTGTAATACAAACAGCTGCAAGTGTTGTTTGGGACTATTTGCAAAATATTGTTCCTATAATATGGGATGGTCTAAAACAAGTAGCCGAGTGGATTGCAACAATATTTGTTGGCGCATGGGATGGTCTTAAAATTGCTATTGGGTTTGTATGGGACATAATTACATGGGGCTGGGGTATAATTGGTCCTATATTGAGTAAACTGTGGGATTGGTTGTGGACTGGAATTAAATTTGCCTGGGAAGGCATAAAAAATGCTGTAGAGACTTTGTGGAATGCAACTCAAAATTGGTGGAGATTCCTGGAGCCAGTATTAAGTCAACTGTGGGATTGGTTGTGGACTGGTATTAAATTTGCATGGGATGAAATAACTGAAGGTCTAGTTTTTTACTGGGAACTTTTTAAGAGAGTGTGGAGTTGGTTACTGCCCATTTTAAGCCAACTGTGGGATTGGTTGTGGACCGGTATTAAGTTTGCATGGGATGCTATTGTCACAGCAGTGCAAAATGTTTGGGGCGCAATTAAATCAATGTGGGAAAATGTGTTCCCAGTATTAAAGAAATTAGGTGAATTCATAAAAACTGGGGTTCAGTTTGCTATTGAAAAAGTTATAGATGTTTGGAATGGATTAAAAAATGCTTTCCAAAGTGTATATGATTTCGTAAAGCCTATTATTGAAAACATTGGTGGTTTTATTAGAACTATAATTGGTGGTGCAATTGACTTTATTTCGGGAGCAATAAGTGGAATTCCACATGTGTTTAAGACTATTTTAAATAGCGTATCTGGTTTGTTTAACAGAGTAGTGGGTCTTCTTGGTAATTTTGCATTTCCAAAAACAATATTGGGTATCCCTGTTCCAATAATTGGTGGTAAAAAAGTTTCTGACTTTATCAAACTTCCTCATCTTCCAACGCTTTATAGCGGGGGTAAAGTTGGCTCGTATATGAGTGGCGGTATGGCGTACATGAAAGGTGGAATGATGTACGGGGCCGGCGGTATGACATATGGACCAGCCCAGCAGGGGATTCCAGCGATCTTACACGGTGGAGAATATGTAATTAATCATAAGGCAGTTCAAAGGATTGGGACAGATATTCTAGATCGTTTAAATACAATGAGATTATCAAAGCCAAACTTGCCAACAATGCCTAGTGTGCCAAATATTAACATGCCAAATATGAGAATAAGTAACGCTGTTTCTCCTAGCGGTACGACTTCTTCTACACAGAATGTAAATATTTATGTTGACAATTTTATTGGAGAACCAGAGTGGTTTAATGCAATGATGAAAAATTACAATACCAAAATTTTGCCAAGAAACCAAAAAACTGCTGGTCTTGAAAATCGTGTTATAAATTCTTACAATGGGATTAACAGGGGTCTGTAATGACAATAGTTAATTTATTAACAATTAATAATACAGAGATAACTGCTCACAACAGAAAACTTGGCATTGACGAAGAAATATCTGCAAACGATATAGATTTGGCTTCTGGGCATAAAAGAAGATTTTATACGAAAAATAAAAAAAGGTTTAATTTAACATGGTCGTATTTGCCAAATTTGGCAAACAAAACTGTAGACAATAGAGCTGCTCGTGATTTTTTATTTAGCATTGCAAACATTTCTAACTATGTTTCTTTTTCAATTGAATTAGAACCGGCTGGCGGCTTCGTCAATTATGATTGCTATCTGGAGTCATATAACGAATCCTTGTTAAGGCGAGATTTGACAACTGGCTGTATTTATTACGATGTCTCTATGACATTGACGGAGCGATAATATGCCAAGTCAATTTAGTTACTACTCATTTTCAGAGCCATTAAATTCGGGTATTGATTTTTATACAGCAGATGCTGCTGTTCTTATTGAATCAAATTTATTGATTGAATCAAATGTAACAATAAATGCTTCAAAAACTTCATTTGCTATATCAAATCAAAGCATTGAAAGTAGCGTTGTTGTTTCTGCTATTAGGATAAAATTTGCCGTAATTAATTTAGACGCTACAGTAACAACAACCACTAACGCAATAACATTCAGGATAGTAACTGTTTCTGCATCGCTTTCTGCTACGGTCTCAATGACTACAGGTAGTAAGATAATTCTTGCAAATATTCGTATTGCGCTTCAAAATTTTGGGGCCATGTTTATTGAACCGTTTATTTTGTTTGAAAATGATGTCAATGCGGCAATTTATTCCTCAATACATAGAACACTAATTATGATTGATGATAAACCATTAACAAATCACAATAGAACATTGGCTATGAGCGTAGAACCAATTTTTGTTGAAAATAGAAATTGGAATAATAGAAAAAATAGATATTATAAATCTCAAAACAGGTCTGGGCGAAAAGTATTTAATTTGTCTTGGTCTTGGTTGCCAAATTCAATAAATTATACTGTAGATCATGGAAGTGGGCGCGATTTTATTCACCAAATAGCGGCTGACCCAAGAGGGCATGTGTTAAAAATTATTAATTTAGATGAATCTGGCACAACCCCATATACAGAAACAAGTTATAATGTATTGATAAAAAATTATAATGAAACATTAATTAGGAGAGACTTAAGTAATGATGTGTATTTTTGGGATTGCTCAATGAGCTTAGAAGAGGTTTAAATGCTTCAATACGGCTTATATAACAAACAAATATCAACATCTTTTAATAATGCTATTAGTGGCATTGCTCAAAGCGTTAAACCTTTAATATTTATTGACTGGTTAGATAGTCGTCACATTGATAAATTGAGTAATACTGATATTGCAACAAGCAATTATACAAATTCTAAAATTACGGAAAATACAGTAAATCTCAATGTTGCTGGAATGTTAGCTAATGGTAGAACATTATCCGCCAATGAGATATTAATGAATAGATCCAGGGGCGCTGATTTTTATTTTACTCCAAATGAATCAATTAATGGTGTAGAACGACAGTCATTTACTTGGGCTGTATGTGATGCAAAAGACATAAATGGCGATGTAATTACAGCTAATGGCCAGTGGCATTGTTTGCCCCCAACAAAAGAAGAAAATTATGAATTTGGATATCAATCATCTGTAAAAAGCACGAACTCATTACATGCAACATTCAGCGGCTATCAATTTACTACCCCAGTTGTTCTAACATATGTTTTTACAGAAAGAAAAGTTAATATAATTAAAATAATAACTTCAGAATATAATGGTCAAATAAAAAGTTATAATATAAAAGCATATAATAGTACGGTAAATCTTGTATATGATGAAAATGGTACAATCCCAGAAAACAATTATTTTTTTCAACACTATCTATACAATATAAGTACAAATGATATTAATAAAATTGTTTTAACAATTTATACAACAAAAAATCCATTAGATTATGCAAGAATAAATGAAGTTGCCCCAATTTATCGTCTTGACATGACCGATTATGTAATGAACTTTGGTGTGTCAAAAGTAAGAGATGTGCATGAAACAAGTTTACCAATTGCCGGCAGTGGGAGTAATACATCTTCAATTACATTTGATAACACCGGAAAAGAGTTTAATTTATTTAATTCAAGTTCTCTTTTTGGTAAATATATGAAAAAAGATCTTGCCGTTCATGTTCACGCCGGATGGCAAATACATTACTATAGCACTCAATTTGTAGAAGCTATTCTTTCTGCCAATGTTGCTGCCAATGCTACTGTTTGGACAGTAAATAGTGTAAATGATTTTCCAGCCGGTGGAAGCGGGAATTACTATTTACTTACAATAGAACCAAATAGTGTTAATCAAGAAATAGTTATTGCAAGTAAAGGTAATAATAATTCTTTTAACATTATAGAAAGAGGGGTTGGAAATACTTTGGCAAGAGCCCATAGTGCAAATTCCATAATTAAGTTTGATATTTATGAATATGTGCCGTATGGTGTTTTTTATATTGATGAGTGGCAGGCAACATCATCAAGCATGAATGTTGCTGCAAATTTAACAGATAGAAGTAAATTTAATAATGAAAAAATGTTGACAAAGGGGTTTTTGCTTCAAGATTCTACTGTTGCAGAGGCTGTTGAGCATTTATTGTTAATGACAAATTTCCCCAAAAAAGATATTAAATATTTATGCCCCCCTTCAAAAAGTTATAAAAAAAAT